GTATATTTGTTGTTTAAATACATTGCTGATACTCCCTTGTAGTATTAGAGTAGTTGGAGGTTGCAGCCTCGCGAACTACACTTTTATTTATCATTTAAGTTGAACTTAGCAATATATTTTTAGTCAACAAAAAGGGGAAGCATTTCTGCTTCCCCAATCTGTTTTGAGCAACTGCTCGAGTTAAACTAGCTTATGCAAAGCTAATGTTACTCATGGCAATTTCTCCAAGGTAGTCACCAGCATTACCTAGCGAACTGGCCGTGTTTGATAGCTCTACGTAGCCATACCTGGTCATGAAGCTAACAACTGGCTCAAATGTACTTGGATCAAGTACTGTACCTGAGCTCATTAGTGGTACATATGGGCAGTAGAATGCTGCTGCATCTGTCTCACTTGAACCCTTGTAACCAACTAGAACGGCAGTTGAATCTGCTGCATAGCTGTCTACATAGATACGCATTGCGCCATTTAGTGTACCAACGAACTTGGTGTTTGTTGGTGCCTCAAATGTGCCTTCAGTTGTACGAGCAAAAGCACTTGTGCTTGCACTCTGTAGAACTGTTAGTGCTTCTGGGCTAACAACTGCCCAGTTACCTGCACCACGACGTGTGCGCTGAGCAATCTTGTTAGCAACACGGTTGACTAGAACTGCAAGAGCTGCATGCTCGTCACCAACGTATGTTGCTGTACCACTAACTGCTGCCTGGTTGTAGGTCTCTTCTGTTGCTGCTAGTGAGCGAAGTGAACCGAGAACTTCCTGGTCGATTTCAGCGGTAATTTCTTGTGCTAGGGCAGCCATAATTTCTGCCTCAACATCGATACCGTGCATGGACTGTGCGTCCTGTGCGGCTTCGAATGTCCAGCGAGCCTGTAGCTTACGTGTTTTGGCTTCTACTGGTTGCTTCAAGATTTGGATTGAGATCTGGTTACCACCGTCACCTTCCATAGCTGCTGTTGCACCTGCACGACCTGTTGTGCTTGTTGCACTGGTTGTACCGGAATATGCTGTTGCAATCTTGAATGGGCTTAGTGCTTCATCACCTGCTACTGTGTCTGTATCAAATGGTGCTGCTGCTGAACTTGTAACAGTCTCAGCATAGCGAACACGTAGAGTGTGAATCTGACCAACTGGGCCCTGCATTGGTTGAACACCAACGATTTCGTTGGCGATAACTGTTGGCATAACACGACGGATAACTGGTAGAATAACACGGTTTAGTGTTGCTACGTTTCCGCTTGATGTTGCGCCAGTGGATGCTGCCTCTGCGAGATACTTCTTAGTATTCTCTAGGACAACTGACATGCTGCTGCGGCGTGAACCCTGTAGGCCCTCAAGTAGGGCGTCCTTGGTCTCGCTCCAACGGCTTTCTAATAGTACGTCTGACATTTATTGTCTCCCTTAGTACCTTACTTCAGGCCTGCCAACTTGCGTAGATCGATGATATTACTATCATCTTTCTGCTCTACTGCAGGTTGTGTTTTTATTTCTTTATCTCCTGTTACCTCACGGCTCTCAGAAATTACTTCCTTCTTAGCCTTTGGTGCAGCACCGTCAAGTACTGCGGGTAGATATCTGTCGAAAGCACCTTGTAACTTGCTTGTTTGAATGCTTTCTAGAAGGTCACGCATAATTGCGCCCTTTTCTTTATTGAGCTTGCTGAGTAGACTATTCATTACTTCTTTGCGTTGTACGCTTTCATTAATGACTTCTACTTCACGACTTTTACTCTCAATAATTTGTGACTTCTCTGTAATTACAGCTTGTGCTTCGTCGATGCGGTCTTGCATTTCTTGAACTTTTGATTCTAAATTACGAATCTCCTGATTCTCATTGAGGTGACTTACACCATATTCAGCTGCAAATGCTTCAAAGATCTTGCGGCCAAAACTATTTTGTTTGGCTGCTTCAATATCCTCACGTAGTTGAGTGAGCTCTGCTGTTAGCTTTGAATCAACGGCTTCCTTTACGATCTTACTTGACTTCTCAATAAAGGTCTTCTTAATTTCAGCAAACTTTTCGCGTGCTTCTTTAACAAGTTTAACCTTTGCATTGTGTACGTCTTGACGATCTTTCTGGAAATCCTGAATCTCTTCTGCTAGTTGTGAAACAACAAACTTTTCTAAACGGTCTACTACAGCGGCCTGTGCTGAGCGATCGTTATGAAGTTCTTTAATTTCTTCACTAAGTTGATTTACTAGGAAATTGTCAAAATTGCCTGAAGTCTCTTTCATACGTGCAACAAACTTGGCACGATCTTCTGCGAGTTTCTTCTTTTCTTCGGCAACCTGGACAAGCTCTTCTGTAAGAGTTTCAGTAACCATCTTATCTAAAGCCTCAACCATTGTGGATTTGTCGTGTTCGTAGCGACGAGCAAATTCCTCACGGAGTTCCGCCGTAACCTGTGTACGAACTTCACCCATTTTAACTTCCCATTCTTCCTGGATTGCTGTACGGGTGTCCTCGTTTACAAGGTCGCTATCTAAAAGTGGTTTGATAGCATCTAGCATTATTGTCTCCTAGATCTTTAGATCCCTGATAAGACGAGATACCTCGTCCTTCAAGTATTTTTGTACTTTGTTATTGCCATTTGCTTCTTTGGCAATCTCAAGTACATTGTGCCCATTACGCATATTTAAAAGTCCTTCGTAAATCGCTTTGGGATATGCATTTGGTGCACTGGGTTGTGCCACAACATCTACTGTGACAATTTCGAAGTCAGATACGTTACCAGTATTTTCATTAACGTTGCCGCTACCTCTACTGCTAACTCCTAACTTAACACCACTTTCCAACATGGTCTTTACTAGAGTACCCATTGGAGTTGGTAATACCTTTAGCTTTCCATAGCCGTTAGGGCCGTCCATCCACATTTCAGTAATCATGTGGCTAACACGATCTAAATTAATCTTTAGATCGTCGGGGTGATCAACTTCACCAAGCACACTGTTACCTGATGTGATCTGATCATTGAGCTGCGTAACGGCATCGGAAATCTCAGAGACAGGGTAAACACGCTGGTTTGCGTTCTTTACCCCGCCCTGGATACAAATGCCTTTCATGAAGAGATCCTTGCCTTCGTTCGCAGATTCTGTAACTATACGAGCTTGATCGAAAGTAAGGTGTTCTCTAAGGTAGTTCATATTGTCTACCTTATGCCTTTTTCATTGTTGCGACTTTTGGATCGGCTGCGTCTGTTTGAACTGTTGCTTTTGGTGCTGCTCCGCCCTTTTCTTCGCCGGTTGGATCAACTGCTTTGCCGCCCATGTTATTTTTCTTAGCAACTGGGCCTGCTTTGCCGTCACCCTGTTCTGCTGTAACTGGGGCTGGTGCATTCTCTTTGTACTCACGAACAACTTCTTCAGCTTCAAATGCAACTGATTCCATCTCTTCCTCTTCGTCTTCCTCTTCTTCAGCTTCTTCAGCTTCTTCGTCGCCCATTTCCATGTCTACTTCTGCATCCATGTCCATGTCGCCGGCTTCTGCTTCTTCGTCACCCATTAGGCGATCAAATTCGGCTTTAAGTTCGTCAAGTGCGTCTTCAAGGTCAACAACACGATCTTCTATATCTTCATCTTCCTCGTGATCTGCCTCTTGGGCTAATCCGTGTTCATCGGCTTCGATATCAGCAATCATGTCGTCTGCTGCGTCGCCGCCTAGTTCTTCGTCAAAATCGCTCTCTTCAACAGCTTCTTCTTCAACAGCTTCTTCTTCAACTGTTTCTTCTTCAACTGCTTCGTCAACTGTTTCATCGTCAATAAGGCTTTCATAAATGGAACGACTACGTTCTACTACGATATCATGAAAAAGCTCACGTGCTTTTTCAGAATCTTCTGCAATTAGTAGCTCAATGAGCTGGTTAAATTTATCTGACATCAAAAGGCTCCTTTTGTCATAAGGCATTTAAGTTATTTATAATATGATAAGATTTTTTAGTTAAATGTACAGTTTTTGGTTCAAAAACTTTACTATAGCGAAGATTCCTGAGCAGGCATCTTGTACTGTGCTTTTATTTTTATTAATTCTTCTTTATATTCAGTAGTTTTTGCATCAGCAAGTAAACGTAAACGCCCTATTTGTTTAAGAGTAAGACGTGTTTTACGTGTATCTGTCTTCTGAGCAATAGAATTATCATCTACTTCTGATGTTTTTTCTTTTTTATCAAGTTCAAATAAATGCATTGTAAACTCCAGAAGTATTTATTAAACTGTAGGCGGTGGAGTTGGTACTTCACCACCTGCTTCAGGAGCAGGTGCTTCTGTTTCCACTCCTGCTTCAGGTTCTTCAGTGTCTGCACCTACATCAAATGTGTCTAAATCGTTCTGAATATCACCACCAGTAACACCCACACTACGCAGGCTGGGCATGTCTGAGGTTATGTCTTCTGTATTTTCTTCAGCCCAAAGCTTTTCATTCTCTTGCATTTCTTCTTCTGTTAGACCCAAGAAACGCTGCATAAGGAAGCGTTTGCTCATATACGGAAACTGTTCTAACTGATTAAATGTACTAATACGAGCAGTATCTATCTCAGTTTCTCTATACTTGCTGAAATTTTGTGGTTGATTTAAACGTAGTTCAAATGCACTATTATCTAGCTCTAGTCCTCTATATTTTAGGAAGATCTTAAACTCTCTGTCAAAAGTTTCACAAATTAAACGCTGTAGCCTCTTACAGTATTCGTTAAATCTGTACTCTTGGATAAGTGCTGTACCCAGTCTACCATCGTTATAAGTTCGTTCACTGTCATCTGGACCTGTTGGTAGATAACTGCTGGGAATACGCAAACCACGATAAAGTTTATTTGTAAAATAACGTAAGTCGTCAATCTCGCCTAGGTTTGTGCCACCTGGTAGTGTTTCAACTTTTGATCCACGTCCTTCTGCTGTCTGTGGGAAGAAGTAGTCTTCATTAATACTAAGTGGATTGTAAGTTGTATCCATAATGTTAGAGCCGCCACCAGTTTGACTGGGAATACGACGCTGATGAATCTCATTCTTCACACGCTCTACAAAGCTCATTGCCATGTGTGCCGGCATGTTACCCACATCCACATAGAATACACGACGCTCTGGAGCACGTTGAATACGGTAGATAATAATAGCGTCTTCTAGAAGTTCTTTCTGCTTGTATACTTTAAAAATATTTTCTAGTATACTGTTACCAAAAGGCCAATTAGCATCTAGACCTTCAGTAAGACTGCAATGTACAATGTGTTCTGCACCAATAGCATTTTCATTAAATGATTGATCAAATCTACCAGTACTACCACTTCCCTGACTGGTATATGTAGTACTAGGAGCAATATATCCGTGGTTCCTATCGCCTCTATTACGATTAATGTTATCAGTAGCAGTTGCTTGTGTAGCTGTTAGGTTCTGGAAATTAGGGTTAATATTTCTTAATACATATTGTTCAAGTTTCTTACCTTCACTTTCGTTGACAATAACCTTCATTACATCAACCATGTCAACCCAATATAGTTCACATGTTTCCGGATCACGAATGAAAACCTGATCACCATACTTTAGAGTGTTTCTAAAAACCTTAAAGATACGTTTATTGAACTCGTTGATGTTATTCCAGTTAATTAACTGTGTCTTAATAGTTTCTACTTCACTGGGTGTAGGTGATTCATTCCAGTAGATATCAAACGCTGTGCCGTTTTCTTCATTAGTTTGTGTGCAAAACTCAGCTAAAATATCAAGTGCACTATTAACTTCTGAGTCAACATCCATATTTTCATATTGATTATAGCGTTCAATACGATTGGGATGACCTACATAAACTTCAGGCAAATGACTAGCATAGTGACTATATTTTAGATCACTACTTTCCCCCGATGTACTTGTTAGGGGGCTAACGTTGTTTACTACTTTGAAATGCTTTTTCCAAGACATATTATATTATAACACCTTTTTACTATTTAACCTAATTTTCACTATTACTATCAATTCATTGATATGCGTTTAAGATATCCGGTGGCTGCTTGTGAACCGTCTGACTGTACTTTAATCATTTGCTCTAATAATTGCCCGTGCCTTGCCAATTGTGTTGAAATCGTTTCAAGAGTTTGTGAGTCTTTTCCAGCTGCTGATACACCATCTGCCGCTGCCATTTGAATTTCTAAGTTTGGCGTAATAGTTCCAGGTCTTGGTGGAGAAAATATTTCAGGACCTTGTTCACCAACAATGTAAGGTCTATTCATACTTACAGGACCACCAAATGCCCTAGGTGTAAGCGAGGGTTGATAGTGTAACGAGGGCTTAGGAGTAAGCTCTTGTAACGCAGCGTCAGCTTGCTCTTGGGTCATCTTATTTCTTTTAACATCAAGTGCTAAAAGCTGTTTGTTTCTTTTGTAATCCCGCTGTTGTTCACTCATTAGTAAGCTCAGCCGACGCCGTGCTCCCCTGTTATTGGGGTCGGCGGCAATCTGAGATTCTAACTCTTCAATTTTTAATTGGCGCTGCACAACAGGTTCTTTCAATTTTTTTATTTTTGTGTCAATTTCTTCTTGCGGCGATGGGTCCTTACCGCGTTTCATCCAGCCTGGTAGAACTCTTCTTAGTGCTGCCTCAAAAGCTTCAGCTATTTTTGTCGCTACATCAGAAAGTATCTTTCCAGGATCTTTTACTTTATCCATGAATTTAACTGCATCTTCAAGTCCGGTTGCAAAACCTCCAATCATCCCACTAACTTTATCCACAAGTGTGGTGAATAGTTCACTGCCTATGATCTTGGTAACCGCAGTTTCAAGAGCAACCTGAAAATCCATTATCTTCCTTTGGAATCCCAACATACTTTCTGTAAATTTGTCACCAGCTATACCCTTACTAGCGTTTTCAAGATCCTCTTTGATTTTATCAATACCTAATAGTCTTTGTGCATAATTCCTGGCCTCTACAAATGCACCGGCAGATTGTTTTAATGCTTCACTGCTGGTGTGTCCTGACACAATAATTGCTTGTGCGCTATCCTGAACATCCTGAGAAATTTGTGCTGCTCTGCTTTCCATTGCCGCATTTATGCCTGCAGCACCTGAAGTTGGGTTTGCTATAGCTTCTCGCATTGCTTCCATTGCTCCTGGCATCGTCATCGCCAACCCAGCACTATCTTTTGTAGCGTCGCCAAATAGAACAAGGTCTTTAAATAATGGTTGCATATAAGTAGGAAGCGCAGCCATCTGTTTTGTAAGTCCTTCAGCCGCATCTGCACCCATTGTGCTTAGTTTTGCCTGAAACTGGGCATCTTTAGCAATAGCTCGCATTTTAGCTTTTTGTTCTTCATTACTCTCACCGGTCAACTGTTTAGCAATCATTAATTCTTTTCTATAATCTACAGCACGTTTTGCCAACTCAGTAAAATTACCATTAAAGTTAGATAGTTGTACACCACTACCAGAAAGCATGGATAGATACTCGCCTAAATATGCAGGCTGGTCTTTCAGAGAAACACCCATTAGCTGTAGACTACGTTCTAATCCGGTTCCTTTAACCGCTTTTTGTACATCACTAAGTGCCTTAGCGCCCGCAGTTGCACTACCAGCAAATCGTGTCAGTCCTGCTGAGTTCTCAAGAAAACCTTTGCTAAACGATTCAAAGCTCTGACCTGCCTCGTGGGCTGCTTCTCTCATCCCCAACATGCTTCCGCCAAATGTTGCGCCAGTATCAGCAACAGCATTAAAGGCATCAGCAGTTTTAGTAGCTGCGCCTAATAAGAAGGAAAAAGCTCCCCCAAGTGCTTCACCAGCACCTTTTATTGCACCTGATAAACCTCCCATTAAAGGTACCAATCCAGCGATCGCTCCTGCGGCTGCAAATACACCAGATATCATAGTCTTCATACCCGTAATCACACCTTCAACACCACCTCCAAGTGATTTAAATCCGGAGCCTATTGTTTTTCCGCTGGCTAGCATATCAGATTTGGCTTTTTTAAATGCTTTGGCTACATCATTAGCTGCACGATCTAGAGAATCAAAACTGCCATCTAGTTCCTCTGCTCCCTGTGCTACTTGTTTAAGACCTTTGGAAGCTGCACCAGTGTTATCGTTTTGTTTTTTAAGTGCACCCATTTTTTCTGCGATTTTTGACAGTGTTGCTTCACTCGCAGGACCACCAGCTACGAATGATTCCAGTTGTTGTATTAAATCTTGTAGTTGTGATTCGTCCATAAAAAAGCCTAGACCCTATAATATGCGTAGATAAATATTATTATAAATCTACACATTATATTTATTAGGAGAAATCTATGGCTTTATCATCCGATGATCTAAGCAATTTATCAGGACCTATAGAACCAAATCCACTACAGAAACACTTTAGATCTCCTGCTATTCAGTTAAAATTACCCAGTCAGGGAAATTACTGGAGTCAAGGTGCGTTGGATCCTACACTAACTGGAGAGTATCCAGTATATCCTATGACTGCAAAAGATGAGATGCTTTTTAATAATCCGGATGCACTACTTAATGGTCAGGGAGTGGTAGACGTTATCAAAAGTTGTATACCTGCTATTAAGGATCCTTGGGCTATTCCTAATATTGATCTTGATGTCATTTTAATAGCTATTCGTATAGCCAGTTATGGAGAAAAGATGGAATTCCTTTCTACATGTCCAAGCTGTAAAGCTGAAAATAACTACGACGCTGATTTAAAACTTTTCATTGACAGGCCAATGGATTTTACTGTTTTTCAAGAAACAAAAACACATAACAATCTAACTTTTGCTTTTAAACCACAAAATTATAAAACTATCAATACATTAAATATGGAAACTTTTAATACTGAAAGACTTGTAAGAGTTACGCAGGACCAAAGTTTATCAGACGATGAAAAGATTGCAAAAGTAAATGAAATATTTGAAAGACTAAATGGCTTTACTGTAAGTATGCTAAAAGATGGTATTGCTAGTATTACCATGGATGACGAAACTGTTGTTACTCATCCTGGATTTATTGATGAATTTATTAGGAATACAGATAGGAAAACATTTAAATTTATTCAGGACTCAATTACTGCTATAGCTGAGAAAATTAAAACAAAACCACTGCCTATGGTATGTCCTGAATGTCAACACAATTATGAAATTCCATTTACGTTTGATAACGCAAATTTTTTCGACTTAGACTCTTAAACTTATCCCGCGACGAAATAGTATCCATGCTAGAAAGCATGGAAAAAGAAGTTAAGAGTCTAAAGCGGGAATTATTTACACTGTGTTGGTATATGCGGGGTGGTCTGACCTATGAAGAAGCAAGTTTCCTCAGCCCACAGGAAAGAGGAATAATAAGAGATCTTATTGATAGTAATCTGGAAACCACAAAAAAGACGGGATTGCCGTTTTTCTAATTAGAGTTTCGACCAGTCTGAACTTCCCTCTTCTTCTTTTAGTACTTTAGGTTCTTCTTTTATAAAATCATCAGGATTCAGAGTAATTTTATTAGCCATATTATGTGGCGATTCTAAAGCTGAACCTTTTACATATGTAAGTTCAAGTTTTGTCATTATATCAAATTTGAATCCTAATTCTTGAACTTTGTCTACAAATTCGATAAATGTATGTTCTAGATCACTTCGTGTTCTTTTATCCATCTCTTACCCATTCCGTAATAGTGTCTTGTTTTGGGTAGATGTATTTACACCTTTATTAATACTACATTATAACTTATTATTTTGTTTTGTCAATCGTTACGGATGATCTACGATCATCCAAACACTCACTTTCGTTCGTGTTTTTTTTCTTTATTTTTAATGATTTAATATTTCCCAGAAGTTTCAGTCAGACGGAACCACGTAATGGTCCCGCCTAATCTGGTGACATTTCCCGTCATTATCCAGCATCCGGAAGTAGGTATTTGTAGCACTCCAGGGACTCTGACCTTTTCCCACCTACGTCGACAGATAGTATACGCTATCTCTGTATCCTCGTTCCTAGTTGATACAGTGTTTAGGAGTATTGCTCGCAACTCGCCAGATCCAGCCGTATTTCTACTGCCTCAAGGCGTTGATTCAAGGTTGCTATATTGAGCCTAAATTAAGCCGATACTTGCCATTCTTCTTTGTGACGGAGCCTAAAAACTATGCCATATAATTGATGTTCACTGGATACATGTACTGGTTTAGTACCGTGTAGATATCTACTGTCATAGAGCATAAATCTACCAGGCAATGGGCTAACTACATTAGATGCAGGCCCTATGGGAAATCCTCTATCCTGGTCTTTATCTATAAATCCAGTATGGTCCCCAGTGTCGGGAGCATCTGCCCAGAATATAGTTTCACCAAAATAACTGGGATACCAAACAATATTACTAAAGTAAACTAGTGTATAATAACCTGCTTCTTCTGGTTTATGATTATCTCTATGAATTGCCTTTGGTCTTTTCCTTAACCAGTTGTCAATACCATGAATGTATACATTCCAGCCAATACCAGGCGTACCCTTTTCGCCATAACGAGGACTTATCCCAGTCATATAATTTGGCATTCCTTCAGCTTTGCCTTCAATTTCAAACTTGCCATCTAATACGTTATTATTAATGTGTTGCCAGAGTTCAAAAATCCGAGGGCTGCGTTCTTCAAGACTCTTGTCGTCCCATGCTAATGGGCAACGATGAGTAGAAGGGTAATTGGTATCTGGAGATAGATAGGTCTTAGTTCTAGGATACCATTTGCTTGCTGGAGGATCATAGAAAGTAACATGATATTCTTCATCTAAGACATATTCCCAAGTTCTTTCCATAAGATCTTTTGGAACTTGATTATCAAAAACTTTTAGATACCATGGATCCATGATATTGTATTCTCCTACTTGTTTGATTCTGTGATAATTTTCTGACTCTTGTGTACACGAACTCGTATATGTCCATTGTACCATTCGTCGGATTCTAAAACACGGTGCCTGAACTGTTCTCTTGCTTCAATGTAACTACACTCTCCCTTGCTGTAACAATAGAAAAGTATCTCACGTTTGAAGTTTTCTTTGCCTAGTAGTTCTATGTCTGCCGTTAAATTGTCTGATGAGCCGTAATAATCGCGCCAGTCTGATTCTACTGTTGAACGTCGTTTATTTTTTCTGCCTTTGAGAGGGGGCCTGGTCTTTTTAAATTGAGCTAGTTTTTTGCCTATGTATTTTCTATTGTCCAGAGTATTAGAGATCAAGTAGACAAAGCCTACTACTCCCTCTGGTATATCTTCTACTGGTTTGCCGTTGTATAACCATGTCATGTATATTATATATAATCAACCCGTTTCAGATTTGCATAAAGTGAAATTTCTGTAGCGCGTGTATATTTTATTAATTTGTTTCATACCCAACAGCGTAGTTTTCATCTACAATGCTTGATCTGCATTTTAGACTACATTCTACCCAGGTATCTGTGTTCATACTGAAAAAAAACTTCTCCCACAGCTCGTGATTTAACACTTGTTCTATAGTTAGATCATTTTTTACATTCAATATGTGTCTGTATTTTTGAAAAAAACTATCTTCATATTTAATAGTCTTATCTTCAAAACTCATTTCATTATAAGGAAAACTAGTCCAACTGCATGGATGAACAGTGCCTTCCGCATTTATAAACATACCTCTATTTCCCACCAAGCATAGCGGAATTAAGGTATCGGTTGTTTTAGCATTAAGATATTTCTGTAAGTTGGTACGCATGTATTGATCAATATTTTGAATACGATTGGTTAAACGCTGTACATACCTTTCATATCTATCTGTTTTGCTTATATATTCACTGCTTGGTTCTAGTGTATCAACTTCTCCCCAAGCGCCTGGGTACTTAAAATTAAATTTTGTACTCTTGGTCCATTGTATAGCATCGCATCCGTTTTGTCTAGCTAAGTCTTCAATTTTATGTAAGTTATTTTGATTAAAACTAAAATAGATAGCAGCCCAATTTACAAATGCTGTGCTTTGGTGTCCCATGATGCGCATTCCAAGCATAATGCTTTCAAAATTGTTATTAATACGGTACAAATCATTCGATTTTTGATCGTAACCATCTACACTAAAGTTCACAGTATCATATTCATTGCTAATTCTAGCAAACTCTTGCCACCAGCCTTCTGTTTTATAACTTCCATTTGTTATTGTATAAACATGACAGGTAGGCTTTATATCTTTGATATACTCGATAATTTTCAAGTAATCTTTGCAGTAAATAGGATCTCCTACGTCTCCGCACATTGTAAAGCGTTGAACATGCTCTGCAATAAAATCGCTAGGAAATGCATGCTTAAATTGCTCCACACTAATTTCTTTATGGAGCCATGGGGTATCTGGCATTTCTGTTCGAGGACACCTAGGACAGCGCAAACTACATTTGCTGCTAGGTTCTATATGCCAGTGGTATAGTTGCCAGCCATATATGTTTTTCATGGTTGTATCCTAATAAAATTTTCATGACTGTTTATAAAATCAACAATTTTATTTGCAACCAAAACAGGGTCTAAGCAAGGCATTGAATAAAGGTCATCAACAGGCTTGTGGTTTTCTTTGTACCTGTTATTATTAAATTCTGTTTTGGTAAGTCCAAGTCTTACTTCTTTTACTACTACATCAGGGTAATCTATTTTAAGCATTTTTCCAAAGTGTTCCAGCGCAACTTTGCTCAAACTATACACAAGATCGTTACCCCAATACTTGTCATTGTTTGTACTTGTGATATTAACAACTATTAGGTTGGGATTTTTTTGTAATGCCAATTGTGTAATGCGCATCGCACTCACTAAATTAGTGTTTAAAATGCGTTGCCAATGATCAAATTTATGATCTGCAAAAAGAACTTTCCCACCGAGATCATGCCCGGCATTATTAATAACAATATCCGCATATGGGATCTGTGCCTCTGTGATGCTCTGGGGGTAATCTAAGTCTACAGTTTTTCTTGTTAAATTTGTAATATTCCAATCTACAAATTTGTGGATATTAGATCCAACACCACTTGATGTTCCTGTTATTAATGCTTTCATACCACTTCTACATCCGTCTCGTAACTAGTGAATCCATTTTCCTTAACAACCTTAAGGATATTGTTAACACGCCCGCCAAGTTCATCTTTATGACTAACCAGCCATACACTCTTGTTACGATCTCTGCTCATCTTCTTTAGGGCTGCAAGTGCATTTTCAACACCGCTAGCGTCCATGCCACTGTCAACAACCTCGTCAATGAATAATAGATTGATTGGATGATATAGACTTTCCCATACATCACGGAACGCCCAGCTCAAACTTAAAATCAGTCTATTTCGTTCGCCTCTACTGAGATTATCAAAGTCCAAGTCACGGCCTAGTTCCTGTATTTCTACTGTTAGATCGTTCATAAAACGAACAGTATGTGATAAACCCATGTGTCCCAAGTAGTAGGTTAACCGTGCATTAAGGAACTGTAGATTCTGGTCTATAATGCGTTTACGTATGAAACTGTCTTTGTTGGTTAGCAGTTTTAGTAGGAAGTCCTGGTGGTCACGGAGTCTAGCAAGTTCGTTGATAGTATCCCAACTTACCTGCTCAATACCCTGACTTTCCATTTCCTCAATCTGCTCACTGTAAGGGTCTTCATCTTCTGTACGCTTGGCTAGTTCCTTTTCCAAACTTGCAACTGTGGTACGATGATTATAAGCATCGTCGATGGTATCGTAAAACACCTGCGGAGCAACACCAAGCTCGCCCTCTCGCAATACATCCAAATGTTCAACACGTTGAGTTTCGTTAGCAAGTATCTGCATTGCAGCTTCCCGCTTCTGTTCCTGCTTACTGGCTAGAATTTCTTCCTGCGTAGTATCATGAATATCCTGCCCACAAGCATGACACTTGTGTTCTTCAAGTAAACTAATTTCTTTATCTAGTTTACCAATAAGTTTATTCTGCTTGTCATTGTCACTATCAATGCTACTAATCCAACGCTCTGCTTCTTCACGCCGTTTCTTTTGCACATAAAAGTCTTCTAACAGTTTATGATTAGCAAGTTCACTATCAATATCAATATGTGCTAGATCTTCGATACCTGACTGCAACTTTTTTACGTCTTCATCACGTTTAGCATGCCAAAGGCGCTGACGTTTCTTTAGACTGTCAATCTGCTCTTCGATACGTTTGTTAGCATCCTCAACTGCTTTGATACGATATTCTTCTTCAGTAATCATATCCTTAGTCTGCTTGCCAAGTTCCTTTAGTTTTTCTGCCTTCTCACTAAGCATGGTAATGCCCAGCATCTGTTCAATAATATCACGCTGGTCACTAGCACTTAGGCTTAGGAACGGTTGCGTATAGGTGTTGAGAGCAACAAGGTGTTTGAACATTTCGTGACTCATGTTCAACTGTTTTTCAATAGCAGACTGTGTTTCTCTACTATCACCCTGTTGTTCTTCGGACTCTATTTCACCAACCTTATACTTGAGAACATTAGGTTTACGTCCGCGCTCAATATGATACTGTTCGCCGTTTAGCTCAAAGTCAACAGTAACTAACATATTTTTACTGTTGGTCTTGTTAATCAAGTTGTCACGCTTGATATTAGTAAGAGCTTGGCCGTAGAGAGCATAACTCAGTGCATTGATGATTGTGGTTTTACCCGTGCCATTTCTGGCGCCAGAGTCATCACCTCCTTGATCTAAGTTTTCACCAAGCACAAGAGTGAGATCACGTCTGTTAAAATCGACAGCCTGGGTCTGATTTCCAACCGACATGAAATTCTTAACGGTTAACGTATTTAACTGAAACATATTCTTATGATATAGTAAAATTGAATAACTATCAATATAAATTTATAGAGGAAAAGTCTGCCCAGAAGGATTTCAACCGGGCAGACTTTTATGACCGTTCAAAATAGTAATCACCTCCTAATAGGTCCTTACGGTCAAAATCAACAGATTATACTAC